AGTAGAGGCGATGAGGCTGTCTTGCACGTCACGCCACCAATGGATAAGGCCTTCGTCGTCGGTCTCCAAGCTGTTTTGTCTGTTTTTAAGGTCTTGGAGCCGCGCTTCCTGCCGGTCGGTGTTTGTCTCGGTGGCCGCGTACCTCTGGCTAAATTCTTGATATTTAAAGCTTCCGTGCCGAAGAATTTGTCTGCTCACTGCTCGGCTTGTCTCGATACAAAGGCAGGCGTGAGCCATTTCGAAGGGGCTCCAGTGCTTGTGCCGGATCAGGTAGTTTATCAATCCGGGGTTGTTGAGGCCGCTGATTTGGCTCGTTGGGTTTGAGACCCTTGCGAAGTACGCAATGTCGTCTAGCAGGGTGTTACCTGCGCGATGATTTTGGCGTTGGCTGTAGCTCTCAAGTGTTACGTTCATTTTTTCCTCCGGTTTTTTGCAAGATTTTAACCAACATGATTTGAGCGAGGCTTTTTGCAGACATTGATTTGCCAGCGCTTCTTTTTTCAAGCTCCGACATTATGTGGTCCGGTAGCCGCAAGCTCAGGGTTTTGCCCCCGCTCTGCGTTCGATGCAGGAGGGTGCGGACTACCGCGGGGGTGGTTTGCAGCAGCGCGGCAATGTCTTCCGACGCAAAGCCTTCCTGAGCTAAATCCCCTGCTTTTTTTGTAATGCTCATCGTTCCTCCACATAAAAAATATGACGGCCTATTTTACCCAGGCGCGTCATGGTTTTAGCGCGCGACCATGTCGGTGAGACATAGTCCGCGTGATAGTGGGTCGCGCCCATATTTTCCCAAGGATTTTGCCAGGCTTCGCGGACGGCGCGTTGCGCTTCCGCCCAGGCCTTTGCATCTTTAGGGTTTTCGTCTTTGCCGTCCCAGTAGAACGAAAAAGCGTTTTTTTGCTTAATTACGGCGCAGGCATCGTTGGGGAATGCGGAGTGGTCCACACGATTTTCCGCTACATGCACTATGGCCCGCTGCCCGGCTGGTTCCTCGCCACGGGCTTCCCAGTAGACGGCCAAAGCCAGGCACACAAAGGGTATTTCAAGCATCGTCGGCCTCCACTTCGCCGCTACCGCCGCACTCCGGGCACTCAATCTCCCGCTCCCGAATATAACCACCGTGGGTCCACGAGATGACGTGTTCTTCGACGGTTACTTTTCCAGTGCCGTTGCAAACGGGGCATTCAATAAAGTCCCCGGCATGAAACTTTCTCTTCATTACACCGGCTCATCCGAGAGGGTTATTTCCAGGTCTTCGCCTTTGTCGGCGTTGGCCCAAGGAGCTTCAAAGCACACGATTTCGTGCGTTCCCCTGCGGGTTTTAATTTTAATTTTCCTCCAATAAACCTTTTCCCTTTCTTGAATTGGACCGACCGTGATGTCGGTGACATCGTGCACACTGATATCCATCAGTTCGCTCCCAGCCAACGTATCAGGGTCGGGAAGGCCAGCCCCAAGATCACACCGAGTGATCCTGCACCCAGGAGCGCTGTTGGCAACCCTATTGCTAACTCCCTTTTCCAATTGTATGGCTCGGGGGCCGCGTTACGCGGTTTGCGGTTTTTAGGGCGTGGCGCGCTCCGACCAGTGCGACCGGGGTTTGTTTGGCGCTCCATCCAAGCGTTTATTTCCTCCGCATCCCAGCGGAGCTGTAGGCGCTTTGCGCCGTCCTGGGCCACGGCCCAGACTTTTTGAGGGCTAGGAAAACCCGCACCGCGGGCTTTCCGATAAATTGTGCTTTCCCCAAACCCCGTGGCTTTGGAGACCTGAGTGATCGAAAGCATTTGCGCGTCATTCCGCGGCACAGGGTGGTGGTAATTCCACATATTTACGCTGTCGGCGTTCAAAGGCTTTTGATTTACGCCCATGGTTTTCATTTTCTTCTCCTGTTGTGTTGTGTAGCAGCAACACTATGCGGCTTATCGCATAGCACGTCAACTGCTTTTTATCCGACCAGTATGCGGGTCCAAGCGTCGCGAATTTTTTGAGCGTCTGCGTCGCGCTCTTCTTGCGTGCCCATCATCCCGAGTTGAAGCAGGGCGATTTGGCTCTCGACTGCTTCTTCAACAACGAATTTAGCGTCGGACCAGGAGATTTTTTTTGTAATCGAAGTCATTTCGCTTTCCCTTTTTTGTGAGAGAGCGATTATATACGACTATATAAGAGTTATCAACAGGGAAATATAACAATTTAAAAAAGCAGACGCCCCCGGACAGGGAGGAACCGGGGGCGTCGCGGTCAGTTTCTTAAATCAGAGGCACTGCAACGTTTGACCTTACGCGCAGTAGGAAGAAAATAAAACGCGGTTATGCGTCTGTCAAGGGTCTATCGCATACCTGCCGCTAATTTTTTATCTTCACGTCCATTTTTTGACTAGGTGTAACGTTTTTATACACCTCAAACATATATCGGAGTTGCCCGCTGATGGTTCGGCCTTCTTCGCGAGAGAATTTTTTCAATTCGTCGTACACCTCACGGGGTGTCAGAACACTTTTCCAACGCTCGGTATCCATAACGGGTCTCCATAAAAAGATTTTGTAAGAACATATAAGAATTTATCCGAATAAGCAAGGGACATCCCGTTATTCTGCGGTCCCCCAAGAACTTCCGATTTCGACGTCGCATTTCGACGGAACCTCCAACGGCACGGCGTTTTCCATGATCTTCGCAACATCGAAAGCTTCTTCTTTTGACCCCACAGACATGGCTATCTCGTCGTGAATTTGGATCATCGGTAGCCTACCGCTCTGGTAGATATCGACCATAGCCTTTTTGGTCATGTCGGCTGCGGACGCTTGGATCAAACGGTTCAGAGCTTTGTATGTAAAGGCCCGTTTTAAGCGCGCCGTGGGCCCATGTTCGAGGACCGCGTCTTTGTATGTCATGGCCTTGTGCATGGCGAACGAGTCCGGCTCCCAGAGGTCGAAGCGGCACTTCCTGCCGAGTATGGACCGAAGCGAACCGGACGACGCCTTTTCGTTGAGCCTGTTCATAACGCCGTTCATCAACCCTTTAACGAACGGCACGCGATCATGATACTGCTTAGTCAGGCTCTTAGCCTCGTCCACGGATACATCCAATTGTTCGGACAGTTTGTTCACGCCCATGCCATACATCATGCCCAGGTTAATGGTTTTAGCCTGCTTTCTGGCAATGTTGGCCATTTCCGCGACCATTGTATGAAAGTCGGTGTCTGGATTATTGGAGTAGGCCTCCACAAATTCCTCTGCCCCGCGCAGCGGCACGCCGCGGGCTTTACCGTAAAGGTGCGCGTAGTGGACCAAGATGCGTGGTTCCTGCTGCGAGAAATCAATGGCCGCCCACTGGTCGCCTTCTTCGGGTAAGAAAAGACTGCGGATCATGGGTCCGAGTTCTGGATCGCGGGCCGGGATTTGTTGCAGGTTGGGGTTGGACATTGAAATGCGCCCCGAGACGGTTCCGCCGTCGTCAGAACGAATTTGGTTAATGTGGCTGTGAATACGGCCGTCGGCCCGGCAGTGCTTCATGATGGTGTTGATGAACGTGCCGGACGTTTTGTTGAGGTTCCGCGCTTCGACAATAAGCTTCGCTATGGGGTGCTCATGCTCTTGCAGGAACTGTTTGGTGAAACTTGGCGCGCCCTTTTCGGTCTTGGGATATTTAATATCCATACCATCAAAAGCTTTGGCCAAGGATTGAGCGGCCCAGATTTCAACGGTGGTTCCGGTAAGCCGTTTAATTTCTTGAAGAACGCTTTTTTCTCGTTTGAGGAGGCTATTCCGCGTGATTTCGACCTTGTTCTGGTCAACGCGCACGCCCCGCATAGTCATGTCTACGAGGCAGGGCAGGAGGTTCAGTTCCAAATCGGCGATGGTGGTTAAGTTTTCCTTACGGATTTGTCCGGTGAAATAATTCCACAATTCAAGAGTAAGCTCGGCGTCGGCTTCCGCGTAAGGTCCGACATACATGGCTGGCATCTTCCACATCTCGGCTTTGGGGTCGATGCCGAACTCGCGCGCTGCCTCTACCAAACCCTTTTCCGATTTGGTTTTGTTCAGCAGGTCGTAGGATAGTGCGTTCAGGCTGTAGCTAAAGCGGTTTTCGTCCAGTAACGATGCGATGACCATCGTGTCGATAATCCGACCGTTGACCTCAAACCCGGAAGCCTTAATCCATCCGAGATCGTACTGAGCGTTGTGCATAACTTTGTCGGCGGGGCATTCAAACACTTTTTTGAGCCATCGGGACACGATGCGCTCGTCGAGATTGCCACCACCGAAATGCTTTACAGGCAGATAACCAGACCACCCGTCCACGGCGACGGCATAGCCTACAATAAACCCGTCTTGAGTCGGCCAACCGGGACCGTTTGATTTAAGGTTTGGGTCCGAGGTTTCGACGTCGATTGCAATTGTTTTCGCTGACGTGATGTCGGGCAGCTCCAGCGGAGGAACCCATTCGCTTTTCGGCGCAAACATCGCCATTTGTAATTTAGTCAATCTTTTTCGCCTTTGCGAAAGGTCCGACTAATGCAAACTCGGCTCCAAGGGCCGTATAACCGGCCTTATCGACCCAGCTATCTTTATGGTGCATCGTGGTTAACAATCGACAAGTTTTCAGCCAATCCATCATAAGAGCTACATGTGCGGGTGTCAGATATCCGGAGTCGGAATGCGCTTCTCGAACAATGACGTTCCAACCGTCAGCAATTCGTTCATGATTTTGGTAAGCGTCGCCATAATCTTTGGCGCGCTGACCGTTAATAAGTTTTTCGGCCGTCTCCAAGATTTGTTCGCGGTTCATACGTAATAGCTCCTTGCTGCATCTTCGGGTTCTACGAGGACGAGAGTGTCTTTAGTTCGAGTAATTCCAACATAAAACACCCTGTGCATATCGTCTGGGTTATGCTGCATATCATCATCTGCGGCTTTGGTCAGGCTAGTGTAGAGAACAACGTTGTCGGCTTCGCCGCCTTTTGCACCGTGGATCGTGGACAGCGAAATCCGGGGTTCGGCGTTGAACTTTTCGCCGCGACGCAAAAGAGCCGTAACATACGCCCTGTCTGTCTCCAGGATTTTATCCAAAGCTTCTGACCAGATCATGGATTGATCCGCCAACAGCCCGTGGTTTTCCATCAGGGCGGACATACTAACGACGTCATCATCCTCTAGGCCTGTCAGCTTCTTAAATCCTCGCTTTATCCGCGTCCCGGACGACATAAAAGCATACACCTGCCGCGCTAGCACAACAGGGATTGAATGTCCCCGGCGTAAAGTCTCCCACCCGTTCACGGCATCGGATAATTTCTTGCCAATGGACCGTGAGCCGCGGTAATTAAACAGATATCCGCCGGATTTAAGCCACGAGGCAGCGTCTTGCAGCATGTATCCCGCTTGAGACAGGATGAGCCATTCCCCGTCGCTCATGTCTAAATATTCAATGCCCGCCACAGTTTGAACGTGCCCTTCCTCGGGTTTTGGTTCGTACCTCTTCGGGAACCGGCGGTTAATGCGACTGGCGACGGTCTGCGCGACGGCATGAACTCGACGCGGCACTCGGTACGATTGGGAGAGCGTTTCTGAACCGCCGGGGAGGTTGATGAAGTGGTCAACGTCGGCACCGGCCCATCGGTAGATCGCTTGGTCGTCATCTCCTGCGCAATATGTACGAGTGGAGTTCTCGTCGAGGATATGCGCGAGGTCCCATTGCAGCGGGCTCAGGTCTTGAGCTTCGTCAATGAAGCACAGGTCAAACTGCGGGCAGGTCATATGCGCGGACCGTATAAATTCATCCAACATATCTGTGAAATCATAAAGGCCCATGTTGCCCTTGTATGCCTCCAGGCTTGAAGCAACGTAATTCACGACGTTCCAAGACTCGTCTAAATTGCTTTCGTTATATTGGTCTCGCAAATCCACCTTCCGCAGGCGGGCAAGGTTGATAACGTTCAAAACGGGGTTTTTGTTCGACGTAATGGACGTAATGTCTTCCTCGAACGCGCCTACTTGGGTGGAGCTGTAAACCTCTACACCGATTGTTTCTGAAAGCTCTCGGTAGTGCTCCTCCTGCATAACCTGCTCACCACGGATATTGCTCAGAGACATGGCTAAAGAGTGCAGCGTTCGGAAGTAACTCAGGTCCTTCTTAGGATCGAGGTTAAAACGCGCTGCGGCACGTTCCTTGGCCTCATTGGCGGCTTTGCGGGTAAAGGCTAAGAACGCAATCTTATGCGGGTGTACGCCGCTCTCCAGGGCTTCATCGACCATGTTCAGAAGCGTAGTGGTCTTTCCGGTGCCGGGCGGTCCAAAAATGCGAAACATTACTGTTT